CCGCTTAGCTTGCCCACAGCACAAAGCTGTGTGTTGTCCGCATGCATAAATAACATAGTGGCATCGAGGCTGATAAAGTTGTTGTCATCAAGTAGGTCACGGATCGCTTGGATAACGATGCTCTCTTCCAGAGATTTTTTCATCGGCAGTCCCCACAACGATTTCCGATCTGGGATTTTCTCTATCGAGTCCCCAATAGATATGCTTCTCTTTAACTTGACCGTCGTTCGCATAAATTAATCCTTGCCTGCAATCCAAGATCACTGACTCGTCTAGGTCTGGTCTGCGGGTGGCGTAATATATTTTTATATCCACCCAGAGATCACCTTCGAGCATCACGTCCTCAAGGTTGGGACACTGTGCCTTGAACATTTTTTCGTAAGCCAGCGCCTTCGATGACTTGATAAACGCTGGCCGATTCTTGATCTTCACAAGCCGTCGCGAGTTTGCTTTGCTCGCTGGCTCTCCGATTATTGTGAACCATATACTTGTCATGATGCAACCCTTATACTACACTCAGTACTTTCTAGCCAACAGGGAACATCCCATGAGCAAGATTGGTGATTGGATAATTGAGCAGGAGCAAAACGGAGACATCTACTATGACGAATGGAAACAACGATACGTTGCAAATCGAAAACGTCCCATTGCCGGACGACTACCGGATGAAGCGGGAGAACCTGCCGGAGAACATCGCGGAGGTGCTTGTGCAGATGAAAGAGGAGCAAAGTTTTTTCCTTCCGACCGATGACAAGGAGCATACCGCACGTAAGTCTAGGGCGCTACGATCAAGGATTACTCGCCTGCAAAACGAGTACCCTGAGATGCGCTTCTCTGTCCGTCATGAAACTAAGGATGGGCAGATCGGCGTTCGCGTCTTCAAGCTAGGGGACGATGATGCCAGTTAGTAATAGGTTCAACCTACCTGACGTGGTTGTCAAAGCCTTAACCGTGGACACGTACTCGCGGGGCAATAGTGATATCTCAATCACCACGCTTATCGACAGCCCACGCATTGGCATTCTTCAGAAGGAGCATGACGGTGAGATCGAGCAGGACGCTGTAGATTTTTTGTGGAGTCGGTTCGGTACGTCCGTGCATAACATGTTTGAGGATGCGGCAGAGGGTGACGACACCTGCATCAGTGAAGAGCGATTGTTTAATGATGTGCAAGGATGGACGGTATCTGGTGCGATAGACCTGCAACACGTTGAGCCTGACGGTGTAATCGTTAGCGACTACAAGGTGACTTCTGTTTGGTCTGTGATCTACGACAAGGTGGAATGGCATCGACAGCTGAACTGTTACGCATGGTTAGTACGCCACGTCAAACAGTTACCCGTGAAACAGCTACGCATCATTGCGATCCTACGTGATTGGCAACGACGCAAGGCTGAAGAGGGTGGTAACTATCCTGAGTCGCCAATCATGATCGTCAACATTCCCTTGTGGTCAGATGATGAGCAAGACAAGTACGTTGACACACGGGTACGCATGCACCAATCGGCACATGGTGGCTGGGCGTTTGATAACGAGCTTCCCTACTGCTCAGAAAGTGAGCGCTGGGTAAAGCCTACAACCTATGCCGTGAAGAAGAAGGGTCGCGTCCGTGCCATTAAGATTCACGACACAGCAGAAGATGCCATCCGTCATTCAGAACAGCTGGGGGAAGGGCACTCCGTAGAGGAGCGCAAAGGAAGTGCCACACGGTGCGAGCAGAACTGGTGTCGTGTGGCTGAGTGGTGTGATCAATATCAAGGAGCCACTGATGCTTAACCAAAATCAAGTCGATATCAAAATGATTTCACTCTTCCAGCTAACCAAGCTGGATGGTTTGAAAGCATCCCTGAATCAGCGAGGCCAGATCGACTTCAGCTTCGTGCATCGGGGAGAACGGAAGCCACTGATGTCTATGCCGATCTTGTTGTTCGAACAACTAGAACCCATAGAAATTAGAGGCTCAATAGAAAGATGTCTGCTGAGATACTTCGACATCAACGGTGAGAGACTCAGGATCGACACATCAGGATGGACCAAAGATCCATTCTCATCACAAAACTAGGAGGTTGTATGTCAACACACAAAACTTTAGTGCAAGCGTTAGCGCAAGCACAATCTGAAATGGATCACGCGAATCTGGATGAGGTCAATCCACAATTCAAATCCAAGTTCGCATCCCTTAAGTCAGTCATCGACGCAGTGAAGCCAGCGCTCAACAAGAATGGCGTTTGGTTCATGCAGAAGTCAGTGCCTATCGACAACGGTATCGCCATTGAGACTGTGTTTTATGGGTATGGCGAGGAGATATCCACTGGCCCCGTACCTGTGCCAGCACAGAAGGCCACACCGCAGGGGTATGGATCTGCTATTACATACGCCAAGCGATACTCATTGGCTATGGCATGCGGAATCTCTGCCGCACAAGACGACGATGGCAATGCCGCAGAGAAGGAGACGCCCGCAAAGGTGGACTTTCGAGACCTTGAAACACCAGTTGAAGATCTTGGCGGAGTCATCGAAGACCCAAAGCCCGCAAAGAAATCAGCAAAAGATAAGCCTGTAGTGGGTGACAACCCAGCAGATATTGAGCAGGCCCGCGTTGCAGTAGACGCATTGATCGACCTGATTAGGAAGATGTGCAACACCGTGGACGAGGCAAAGAGTATGTTCAGTGCTAACCAAGCGCTGGTCGATAACCTTGAAAAGAATTTCCCAGATGAGCGTGAGCGACTGCGTAACGCAATGGGAGTATTTGTTAAGCAACTAGGAGAGAAGAAATGACTGAAGCCAGAACCGTCAAGGGCGATCCGTTCTACCTGAACGACAACAAGCAGAAGACCGCCGACAATCACCCCGACTACACGGGCAACATGAAGCTAACAGGATCACAGCTACAAGCGCTGATTGAGATTTACAAACGCGCACAAGCAGAGGATGAAGAGCCTGTATTGCAGATTGATTTTTCTGGGTGGCAACGCCAAAGCAAAGACAATGGAAAGCCCTACGTCTACTGCAAGAGCGAGGTGTGGACTGGCAAGCGCAAGAAAAAGCAAGCCAGTAACTTCGACTTCTAATGGAACTAATCTTCCACAAAGAAGACCAATGGGCGTTCGAGGGGTTGCAGGTACTGGCCGCTCGTTCGCCCGATGGTTACATTAAGCTTCTCTCTATGTGGAAAACAATGGGGGATGAGGGGCTTGTGCTAACCATTAAACCACCAATGCGATTCAAGACTCGTAGCCAAGAGAACTATTATCGCAAGTGGTGTGGACAGTTTGCCAAGCATTGCGGACTTACACCTGACGAAATGCACGAGGAGATACTGTGCATTACCTATGGTAGTGAGGAGGTAGAAACAAAGTTCGGCACAAGACGCAGACCAGTACAGCGCAGTAGCTCTGCCAGCGTCAAAGAATACTCAGAGTTAGTCGAGACGTTGATAAGAGTTGCCGCAGAGATGGACTTTGCAGTGCCACCACCTGACACAAGGATAGAAGACTAACTATGCCGCCTCGACACACAAAGATGAAAGAAATTGATGAGGTAACGCACAAGCGTTTAGATGCCCCAGAAAAAAAATCAAAGCCCAGCAGAAAAGCAAAAAAATGGGCAAAGAAGAATCCGTGGTTTTTGAAGGAGGGCTGTGAGGAGATGACGGAACGGGCATATTGTTTACACGTTCAGGCAAAAGCGCGGGGATTTAAAGCTGACTCCGATGATTACTACAATCATATTGATACAGGGATGAGAGCGGCTTTTCGAGATTATGCGTGGACACACGAAGCACCTGACACGAGGCTAGAAGATAATAATGGGACCAGCTGAGATATCACGATTGAAGGCAAGACGGGAGCAGATCAAAGAGATCATGCGATGGGTTGATGACGCAGAGGAGTTAGCGTTCCTTGACCTAGAGACAAAGCAAATCAACGAACAGCTACGGGGCTTCGATGAAGAGGCTACTGAACTGAGCGCCATGTTCAAGGTAAGCGTTACCGATGCTCGTCACAATTAGTAGACAAGATGCACACACTGCGAGGCTGATGGGGCTTGATACTGTCAAGCTTGTGGAGATGCAGGGTGTATCACCAAGGCTAGAAAACAAAAGCCAGTCTCGACAAGAAGCAAACATCTGGGGATTCAAGGCCGAGTTCGCTGTAGCTAGGCTACTAAATACTGAGCTACCAATAGTTAATGTTGCTACCGATGGTGGTGTTGATCTCTGGTTTGATGACGTGTCGATTGACGTGAAGTTTTCAAACAAGGAGAGAGGCCCGCTTATCTTCGACAGCATCGAGAAGTTTCAGGCTGACGTTGCGGTGCTGGTAGGCAGGACTGATGAAGAGAACACGCTTAGGATAAACGGCTGGGTAACTAAAGACCGCTTCGCTGAGGAGGCACAGGCCAGAGACTTTGGGTACGGGCCGCGCCTGAAGATGGAGGTCGGTGATCTCGACCCGATAGAGTCTATGTGGCGTAGGCTGATGGCCAGAAGATTCCGGTACAACAAGCATGTCTAAGCTGAGGAAGTCAGCACGAGGACAGATGTGTACGTTACAAATCTACCCACACTGTAACAACAACAAAGAGACTACCGTTTTGGCCCACATCCCCAGCAACTACAAGGGATGGGGTATGAAATCACCCGACTATTTTGGGGTGTATGCTTGTCACAATTGTCACGATGTGATCGACGGGCGTACCAAAACTGACCTTAGCAAAGAAGAGATACTGCGCTGTCAGCTACGCGCTCTTGAGAGAACGTGGGAGCGCATGATAGAAGCTGGTTTAATTAGCTACCAGTAAGTCGTTGCATAAACCTAGACTCAAAAGCTGGTAGGTCAGCCCGCTTCTTCAGGTCAGGGATGATCTTGAGGTACTCGTTAAGCTCTGAATCAAGATCGTCAAGCATTTCTCTCTTGCGCTCTGCATCCATATCAGCACGAAGAATCGCATCTCTCTGCTTACGCACCACGTCCAGTCGCTTCTTGGCGCTATACACTGGTGACTTGAGAGCTAAGATGTGTTGCCTACTGCCTAAGTAGGCTTCAAGCTCATCCATGCGCCCTTCTTTTCTGAGCTTGTTAGAGGTCGTAACTATCTTATTGATCTCACGATACAGATCATAGGCGTCTTCTCTCAATCCAGAGCCTTCTTTAGATGCGAAGAACCGCTTCATCAATGGGTATTCATATGCTCTTAGAGATGGCATCTTAGATGCGTCATCACCCGTAATCATTTTGCTACGCAACATGGTGTCTACACCTGCTAAAACGTAGCCGCCTATGGTGCCTCCGTAGCCATTGAGTACGTGGTCAATCTTTATTGGGCTGATGCCTAGTTCTGCGCCAATAAACTTAGCCATCTCTGAGGTGCTGACTCTATCCTGAAGACCAGTCGCAACATTCACATCCATGTAGTAAGGAACAATATCTCTGCCCGTGTAGAAACTATGATTCATACTGGCCTCTACCAGCGGGGAGATAGCCTGAATACCAAGGATGTTAACCTCCAACGTAGATACGATCCCTCGCTGAAGCGTCTCCCTTGCTTCCCTGCTAGATTTATCACCAATGGTTGACGCAAGTATGGTTTCTGGAATGGTCTTGAATACCAAGCCTACCTCAAAAGGAATTGGTATCTTGACAGGCACACCTGATGGCGTGGGTAGTATCCAGTTGTTGTCCCTAACGTGTTCGCTCTGCTCTTTGTACTGATCGTTATCACTGACCAGTAAATAGTAAAGACCAGTCAAACCCGCCAGCATGCCAGCCCTTGTATAGAAAGACTGCATTGCTTGTCGTCTATTAAGCTCGCTGTTGGCAGAGTACCTGCCAAACCCTGCTCGCCAGAAGACATCCAAGCCTTGGAATCGTGCATTGAGGAATGGGATTGTTGCGGTCAGCACTCGAACCAATGGGTTGGCCCCGCGCCTTGAGAAGTTGATTACCTCAAGCGCTTGGAAGTGTGCCTCTGCCTCGTTGCCTGTACGCGCAAGCACATCGTTGTATACGGCGTTGCGAGTTGCGGCGTCAGACCTAGTGGTTGCATCTCCCGCCCAGTCCCACATTGTTTTAATCATTCCGAAGGGACTGCCGCGTCCACCTTCTGGACCGATACCTCTGCGCTTCATCTCCTTCTTGTAAAACTTAGTTACATCATCAGGATCGTTGGAGTAATCATACCCACCAACTACTCCGCTTCTCTCAAGAGTTTCTATGCCCTGAGAAAAGCCACGAAGAGTATCTGTTACAGGAACAAAGTTGGAGCCTGACGTGACGAACGTAGACAGGGTATCTCGCAACATGTTTACGGCCATAAAGCCCGGATCTCTGGTCACCATCTCTCTAAGGAATGTTGCTGGCTTTGCAAACACACTGGTTACAACGCCAGACATTTCAGGCACAGCCTCCATTGAGGTAAATACCAGAGGATCATAGATATCAAACCTGACCTCTTTGCCGTCCACTTTGAATGTTACGGGTTGGCCTTCAGCCTGCTCCTTTGCTTTGAGTTGCTTGGCCAATCCTAGTGTCTGCATATCACGAGCAATGCGTTGCTGTGCCACATTACGCATGCCCATTTCTATTGCGGCGGTAAGGTTTAGGCCAACAGCTTCCATCAGAGGAACGTCAATAGCTTTTTCAGATCCCTTGTACTCTTTAATATAAGACTTAGAGGTAAGGTCTCCACCAAACACACGCTGAGCTAACGCTGGGGAGCCTTCTTTGCCTGCCGCCGCCCTGTAAAACGGAATGTAATCAGCGCCTTCGCGCCAAAGTTGAGCGGTCTCAGCATCCAAAACGCCTGTGTCTCTTAAAAATCTAATGGTGTAATCGTTATACGCCTGCCATGCACCATACCACTGCTCAATAATTGAGTTGCCATCAGCGTCCAAGTACGCCTCAGCATTTTTGATAATCTCTTCTCGCTGAGCAGGTGTAAGCGGGGCTTTTAGAGGCTCACCATTCTTTGTTCTTTCCGTGAGTCTGCCGCCTCTCTTTGCTATTGCGTAGGCTTGGGCATCCTTAGTTAGATCCCCGTGCTCCTTGGAGTACAGCATGCTCATAAGATCAACAAGGCCACGATACTGCTTGTTGTTGTGAGTAAAGTTTTCGACCTTGGTTATGCCGTTGCGATAAACAGGAACGCCATGCTTGATCGCCGCCGCAACAACACCCCTTGATCTATCAGCGAACAACGCCGCCGCAATAGAGCTTGAGTCTGCAAGGTTGTCTCGCAAAGCAGGGTCTCGACTTAAAGCTTCTAGCCTTGCATATCTATTGACTGCGTTCTGTTTAAACTTAGTCAACCAATAGCTAAGCTTGCCCTCTCCGGTTGCTTCCATGTATGTCTCTAGCTGGGAGGGTCCAGTCTCTCTCTCACCAACGGCATCATTCATCGCGCTTTGGTAAGAGGGGCTTCTGTCTGGCGGTCTTCGAGAGCGGAGTTGATCCTCTTCAAAGCGAGGGGTGTAGCCAGACTCTGGGTTCTGTGCCACGTACTGCGCTTCTGGGTCTGCAACAAAGCTAACACGAGGGAACCCCTGAGATTCTTCAGCAAGGATCTCGTCTTTTACAACAGCCTGCTCAAGCTTGGCGGGGTTTCTCTTCCTAGTTATGAGGGGTTCTTGGGTGGGCGTGCGACGAGACTGCATCTGCTCGTCCAAAATACTAAGAGGCTCAGACCACAAGACAAGCTTGCCATGTTGAGATGAGTTTATGAGGATGCCTTTGTAGCCTTTCTTTCTTGCTTTCCTTAGCATCTCGTCATAGTTAGGCATGTTGCCCGCAGGATAAGTTGTCCATATCCCTTCTGGGTCAGGCTTTGCTAACGGATTGCTCACGTCATCTACAACATAAACGTCGGCAAGATTTATTGCGTACTGACTTTCTACTGGACCTAACAAAGACTCTCTAACATACGGATCTGTCTTTGCCTTAGTGACACCAACCCAAACAGCGTTGGTCGGCCTGTTTCTTTTTGTTCTGTCTGCCCCAGTACCCGCCTTGGACGGGTCTAGTGTCG